TACCATTTAACGAAGCTGGTGGTGATTTAGGAGTTTACATGTCTGGAGCTAATGTTGGTTTAGGAATACAATCAGTAAATATATCCTCAACAGGTAATGCATCTGTTTTTGGAGAACTATCCGTAGACAGTCAATACAATGGAGGGGTTTCATCTAAAACTAGAGGTATGGTTGGAGGTGGTATTCCTGTTCCTGGAGGAGGAGAAACTGATAGAATTGAATACATAGAATTTTCTACAAAAGGTAATGCTGCAGATTTTGGTAATTTATTAGCTTCTAGAGAAACAGGTTTTGGTAATGCTTCAAATAATACAAGAGGACTTTTTATGGGAGCCTACGCACCAAGTCCAGGTTTTGAAAATACAATACAATATATAACTATGTCAACAACAGGTAACGCAGCAGATTTTGGAGATCTAACTGTAGCAAGAGGATCTTCTGCTAGTGGAGCTAGTAACACTAGAGCTATTTGTGCTGGTGGTGCATCACCTTCAGATAATAACGTAATAGATTATGTAACTATATCTACAGTAGGTAATGCTACAGATTTTGGAGATTTAACAGTTGATGTTAAAGAGGCAGGTGCTCTAACTTCTAGCACTAGATTTGTAAAATTAGGAGGACGTACTGATAGTTCACCTAATAATACTAACGTGATGGATTACGTAACCATAGCTACAACAGGAAACGCTACAGATTTTGGAGATCTATCAGCAGCTAAAAGAGACGTTGCAGGAATATCTAATTCTGTTAGAGGTTTAGCGATGGGTGGAGGAACACCAACCACAATAAATGTAATTGAATATATAACTATTGATTCAACTGGTAATGCTACAGACTATGGTGATTTAGTAGATACAAGAAGAAATGGTACAGGAGTTGGAAACGGACATGGAGGGTTAGTCAGTGGCTAGATCAACAACATTTAAATATACTGTAACAGTTGTTTCTTCAGGCGGAAACAAATACGCTATTGATGGCAACACTCAACAATATGTTGTTTTGTTTCCTGGTTGCACATACGAATTCAATCAAGACGATAGCACTAATGGTGGACATCCTTTGCGTTTTTCAGAAACATCTAATGGTACACATAATTCTGGATCTGAGTATACAACGGGTGTTACAACATCTGGCACACCAGGTTCAGCGACAGCATTCACAAAAATAGAAGTAACAGGATCAACACCTATTGTTTTATATTATTACTGCACACAACATTCTGGAATGGGTGGTGAAATAAATATTCCAAACAACGTAAGTGATAAATCTAGAGCAATATTTGCAGGTGGCTTTTATCCTTCACCTGCTCAAACAAATATTGTCAATAGTGTAAATGTAAAAACAAGAGGGAATGCTGCAGATTACGGTGATCTTTCAGCATCAAGAGGAGGAACAAGTGCATGTGCTACCATAACCCATATTTATATGGGAGGTGGATATATTGCTCCAGGAAGATCAGACATAATCGATTTTAAATCATTTGAATCAGGTGCAAACTTTGTAGATTTTGGAAATTTAACTGTTGCTAGAAGTAATTCTGGTGGTGGAGGTGATAAGACTAGAGGAATTTTTGGTGGTGGTTATTCTGGTTCTGGAAGATCAAATGTAATCGATTACATAACTTATGCTTCTCAAGGTAATGCAACTGACTTTGGAGATAGAAGTGGACCAGTTTATGATTCTTTTTCTGTAAGTAGTCCAACAAGAGTTATCTGGGCAAATGGTGACTATGATGGAACAATTTCAAATGTTATTGAATATGTAACAACACAATCAACAGGTAACGTAACAGATTTTGGAGACACGTTAGCTGCAGCAAATAGTTCAGGTGGTGTTGGAAGTTCAAGCGTTAGAGGTATGTGGGGAGGAGGCTCTACTCCAACTCTTTTAAATACAATACAATATGTAACTATGGCATCTACAGGTAACGCAACAGACTTTGGAGATTTGACAGTAGCAAGGAATGAACCAGCAGGTGCATCAAACACAACAAGACTGATAGTTGCAGGTGGTTATGATGGTTCACGAGTCAATACTATTGACTATGTAGAAATAGCCACAACAGGTAACGCTATTGATTTTGGAGATTTAACATATGAACCAACAGCTTTTCAAGGTGCAACAGCTAGTCATGGAGGATTACAAGGATAATGTCTAATCAAGGAAAAATTTGGGATATACGAGAAGCTTATAAAAAACAAAGAGCTAATACTTGGACCAGAAGTCCTAGTAAAGGATTTTGGTTTGGTGGTGGAACTCCTTCTGCATCAAATGTAATTCAAACCGTAAACATGGATAGCACAGGTAACGCAACAGACTTTGGTGATTTAAGTAGAGCGGCAGTAAGAAACGTTGCAAATTCATCCTCTGTAAGAGGAGTCGTTGCATTCGGTGGAACAAGTGATAACACAATACATTATAATGATCTTAAATCTGGAGGTAACACTTCTAGTTTTGGTGATTTAAGTACAGCAAGAGATTATTTGATGTCACATGGTGGTGTTGAAACAAGAGTAACTTTTTCTGGTGGTTCAGCACCTGGCTCACCTTATGCATCTTCAAATGTAATTGACGTTGTATCGCCACAAACAACTGGTAACGCTGTAGATTTTGGTGACTGTACTGTTGCAAGAAATGCTGGAGCAGGTGGTGGTAATGAAACAAGAGGTGTATGTTTTGCAGGTTATTTATATCCAAGTAACACAGTTAACAATGTTATAGATTTTGTAAATTATGCTAGTTTTGGAAACGCTTCTGACTTTGGTGATTTAAGTAGTGCACAGAATTATAATAATGGGGTTGGTGGTAAAGTTAGAGCTTTTAGTATGGGTGGTAGTAACTACCCAGGTTTTTCATCACAAATTGATTTTGTTACTATAGCTACAACAGGAAATTCTTCTGATTTTGGAGATTTAACTTTTACTGATCATAGAAATTATGCTGGTGGTTCATGTGAAAATAAAATAAAAGCATTGGTAGGAGGAGGAACTCCTGCTACAAACACAATATCTTTTATCACTCAAGCAACTGCTGGTAACTCATCTGATTTTGGAGATTTAACTACTGCTATCAGAGAAAACAATAGTGGAGCAACTTCAAATAATCATAGCGGTATAAGCGATGAAAATATGATTCAAAGTCCATCAGTTAGTTACATGCCTGGATCAGGGAGAGGTTTGTTTGCAGGTCTTCATGCTCCAAGTCACTCTAATGCAATAGATTTAGTTACTATACCTACTTTAGGTAATTCATCAGACTTTGGAAATTTGACTGTTGCTCGAGGTAGAGGTGGTGCTGCATCATCTTTAACTAGATTAATTGTATTTGGAGGTGAAACACCTTCTAGCGGTGTGTCTGATGTAATTGATTCTACTGAATTTGCTTCACAGGGTAATGCGGCAGATTTTGGAAATTTAAGTGTTACTCGTTATCAGTTAGGTGGTTTATCTAATCAAACTAGAGGTGTAAATTGTGGTGGTTATCATGGTTCTCCAGGAGCTTTCTTTAATACAATAGATTATGTAACAATAGCAACAGTGGGTAATGCAACAGACTTTGGAGATTTGTCTGGAACAAGAGGTTCTTGTGGAACTACTTCTAGTTCAACAAGAGGATTAATTATGGGAGGGAGAACTCCTAGTAATACTAATATTATAGAATACATTACTATTGGTTCTACAGGTAATGCTACAGACTTTGGAGATTTAACTGACAACACTTCAACTAATGCGGGCGCTTCTTCTGCAACCAGAGGATTGAGTGCTGGAGGATTAAATCCTGGAGACAGTGCAGGAGTAAATATTATAGATTATGTAACTATTGCATCAACAGGTAACGCTCAAGATTTTGGTGATTTAACAACTGCTAGATATATTGTTGCTGGAATGTCAAATAGTTTAAGAGCTGTTTTTGGTGGAGGTAAAGCTCCAAGTGATAGTAATGTTATGGACTACGTGACAATAGCTTCTACAGGTAATGCTGCAGATTTTGGTGATTTAATTACAGCAAGTGCTGGAAGATCAGAAGGTCAGTGTTCAGACTCACATGGTGGTTTACAAGCATAATAAAATATAGTATTATCCTATAGTACATGAAAGACATATTTTTCCTACATGGATTACCACGTTCTGGCAATACCGTATTTGGTTCTATTATGAATCAGAATCCAGATGTTGCGGCTACGGCTAATAGTATCTGTGCGGATATGATGGGTGATTTATTTAAACTTAAACATACAGATATATTTAAAAATTATCCAGATCATAAATCTTTTGATAACGTGGCAAAAAAAGTTCTTACAAATTATTACGAAGATTGGAAACAAGATTATATAATAGATAGAGGTATATGGGGATATCCTATAAATTTAAAATTTTTAAAAGAAACAAGATCTAATATAAAAATAATAGTTCTTGTTAGAGATGTAACAGAGATATTAGGTTCTTTTATTGATTGGTGTAATAGAGAGCCTACCGCGTTTCTTAATAGATATGGACCCACAACTGTAGAAGAGAAATGTCATATGTTAATGAACAAAGAAGGTGTGATAGTTAAAGGATTAATTGGTATTAAACATCTAATAGATCATCAACCTAAAGAAATGTATCATGTGGTGACCTTTAATGATCTTGTAAAAAATACCAAAGATACTATAGATAAGGTGTATGATTTTTTAGATATACCTAGATTCAAACATGACTATATAAATATAGGTCAATTTAAAGTAAATGGTATGAGTTATGATGATACTGATGTTGGTAATGGGTTGCATAAATTAAAAACCGGTGCTATAAACGATTATAAAGAAAGTTATAATGTGTATGATATTATACCAAAAAATGTTATTAACAAATATAAGGAATGTAATTTTTGGATAAAATGAAAGAAGAATTATTACAATTATTTCCTACACCTTTGTTGATCGTACCTTACAAACAATCGATTGATAAAGAATTAGGATATTTAAAAACTATTAGTTATCGTGAGCAACAACAAAACGGTAATTATAGATCTGATGATTCATACTTATTACGTAATGAAGAATTAAAAGATATAAAAAATTTTTTAGTAGAAGCTGTAGATAAGTTTACCAAGAATGTTTTAAATACAAAACAAAGATTGGTGATTACACAATGTTGGGCTAATAGAAATCCAAGAGGATCAAAACACCATGAACATGTTCATCCAAATAGCATTATATCAGGTGTGATGTATTTTCAAATAAATGAAAAACTACCTCCTATACAGTTTGCAAAATCAATACAAGATGGTATTAAATTAAACCCTGAAAAATATACTTATGTAAACTCAGAGTCTTTTTTATTATCCTGTAAGCCAGGTGAATTAATATTATTTCCGTCTTCGTTAAAACATAGTGTACCTATTAATCAAGGTGATGAAGATAGAATAAGCATGTCTTTCAACACATTTTGTATTGATATATTAGGATCAGAACAATCGCTAACTCATTTAGATATAAGGAGGTTAATGAATGAGCACAATTAAAAGTTATATATACGTAAAAAACCACATACCCAAAGAGTTATGTGAAGAGTTGATAGATGAATGTAACAAAGGTATTTGGAAAAAACATACTTGGAATAATTATGCTGCAGGTACTTTTAATTCAGAACCTACAAAAGAGCTAGATGTAATGGGTTGTACCAAAGAACAACAAGAAAAGATTACACCTTATTTGGTTAAGGCATTGAGTGAATATCAAGAAAAACATAGTGCACCAGGAGAAAAGACTCAGGGACCATGGCTCAGTAAGTTTAGCCCTATACGTTTTAATAGGTATCAAGTGGGCACAATGATGAGAGAACATTACGATCATATACACAGCATATTTGATGGTCAGATGAAAGGAGTGCCTTTGGTGTCCATTGTGGCAAACTTAAATGAAGACTATGAGGGCTCTGAATTCTATTGCAGAGGAGAGAAAATTGAGTTAAAAACAGGTGATATACTATTGTTTCCATCTAACTTCATGTATCCACATGAGGTAAAAGAAGCAACAAAAGGCACCCGATACTCGTTTGTA